GTAAATTGTATTATCTTCTTAATCATCGAAGATAAACCATATTAAAAGGGAAAACAATTTCAACGTTTAAACGATTTAAAATAAAGAGAGACCCAAAGTTCTCATCCTCAAAAGGCAGGTCTACCAACCGCGCCGGACTGAGTCGCAAGGGCTCCAAAGAATAAATTGCGTAAATGGATGCAAGATTGTAGGAAATGACCTCTATCTTAAAGGCAAGAGTGTATTCTCCTTCAGTCTTATCATCCCTTACTTCGGTGTCTTTGCCAATTACACCAACAGTGCCGTTGATCACCAAACAGGGTGAATCCTCGTCGTCTGATGAATCGAAAACATCAAACGCGGTTTCTGGCTTTTCTGGCACATTTTCCTCATACCCGCTATCAACTGGCAAAGGCTCCTCCTGAGGGGCCACTTCCAAGATCTCAACTGCCACCGGCTGGGCTATTTTGAATTGAGCAGACCTTTGCTCATGACGATTCGACCCTTAAAAGTGAAATAAATGTGGAGGTACATAGTACCACCACCCGCAGAAGAGAAAACACACAGCTTTGGCATTACGCCATGGGGGGAAGGAGGGGAAACCTGCAGCGCCATCCCTGGCGTAGGCTCAAACACCCATTCATGCTCAATACCAGCATGATAAGAATTCTCTGTGTACCTAAAGTACTGAGGATGTTCGCCTACCGAATCCATGTCGGGGGCAGCAGCGTCATAACAAAGACAGCCTGCCACTTTCGTGGTGGCCGTCAAACAAGCACGCAAAACAATCTTGTGAATTGATAACATAGGAAAAGTTTGGTAAAGACTGGAAAAACCATCTAAATGGTTCAGAGCATGGCAGTAGGACACTTTCGACGTAAGGTCGAAACGCCCACTCGCAAAATGCTGGGGTCCCCCACCGTCAATGGGGTCAACAGCTTGGCCAGATTCGCCCGGATCTCGGGTCGCAAGCACACCTTCCGCAGCATTGGCCATTATAAAACCTGGTCAATTTCCTCGTGATGGAGGATGTGGCTTGTAAGAATTGGGAAATTTGTCTGTATTTCCCGAGAAAGAGGTGAATTCGGAGAGATAGAAGTATATTCGGTGTTTATGTCCGCAATAAACCCGAGTGCCCAGTGCTTTACGGATGTTGGGACTAAAGGACGCACGAATTTCAGCTGGATATCCTTGATAGTGCCAAGGTCCAGTTTGGTGCGCTTCATGACATTGAACAGTTCACTGTTCAGGAGCTGCCAGGCCGCAATCGCCTCTTCCGGCAGAATGTCATAAACCAGATCTCCCTTTATAAATAGGGACCTGGCCTCGATTGCATAGCCTGCAATCACATCCTCCAGTTTCCCACGCTCTTCAGCTATCAACAGCTTTCTGAAAAGATGGACTGGGTCTTTCACTGCCCCATGCTTGGTCAAATAGTAACTGAAGCTTCTTGGGGTCTTTGTGTATGTCTGCTTCAGCTCACAAGTCTCATAATTCTTCCAAACATGCCAGTTTGGATTGACCGGATAACGCATGGTGTGAGACTCATCGTCACCACCGTATATCTGATAGGCATGTTTGGGGACGCTGAACCTACAATGCGTCTCAGCGATGTTCTTGATCGTGTTGATCAACCAGGTGAACGCCTCTCCTGACATTGTCATGAAGAAGTGGATCATCAACTGGCTGACGGCGTGCATTTTATAATCGAGGAAGACCCCGATGTAGTACTCGGGGACCCCCGCTAGCCGCATCAACTGTTCGAACATGTAGGTCGCGTTATGGTCGAGGGAAGTTTCGAAGTGCTTACCGTCCCCTTCCCAAGGATCGGTAGCCTCTCGCATCATCTTGGCAGCGAAAGCATCAAAGTCGGCGAATGTCTTCTTGACATGCATGTAAACATTGTCAGGACAATGTTCCAAGAAGAAATCCGTCATGTAACTGTTGATGGGACCCAAAGCGTACAGGTAGAAGTCGCAATGGATCATCAACGTTTGCAGTGGTTTCCCGGCTTGAGGTATCTCGGGCTTGACTTTCATTTGCCGCTTCGCCGTGATAAACTGGCGAAATTCCGGCTCGGACCTGGGCAGCGACATTGCCTTGAGGGCCTCGGATCTATGCGAGCGTCTTTCCGCGAACTCGGCGATACACCTCTCGAACTTGAGGTGATCCCACGCATATCCTGACTCTCTCAAATTGAAAGCCCTTTTAACGGCTTCAAAAAGTGCCACCCCGTACACAGAAGTCCCATTTTTATAGATCTTCTCATTGTGTTCAAAGGTGGACCTTTTGAGCCTTTCCTTGACGCCACGCATGAACGAAACGTGGTCTTGGGGCTTTTGATCCTGCCCGCACCATGACATATACGGTTTGTAGAGCAACGGGTTGTCAGCCTCGATTGCCTTGAGCTTATCCGTCATAGCTCGCCTCTCATCCCGATTCATGATCCCCTTCGTGATCTTCTTTCTAAGATCTGGGGCATCATGCCTGAACATCCAACGGTCTGGAAACTGGTCAGAATACTCCCCTTTGTAGATTAGCTCGGCGTCGAAACGATCCGGGCACTGGGAGACCTGACTTTCCACCCATTGGCGCCTGCTCTCAATTGGCAGGTGGGTCGCAACCTTATGGCCAGGCAAGGCTATTTCTGGTGTATTTTCTTCCACCAGACGCCTCTCCCTTGGCTGGTCGAGATAAACCCTCACCTGCGCGTTGTCCCTATACCCCGGGTCGTCACGGTTTGGTTGACGGTAGTATTCACTGCGTCCGACAACCTCCGGCCCATCGGGGTCCAAACAGTCTAGGGGCCACTCATATCCGATGCTGTCTAGGAACGCACGATTTTTCACCTTACTGTGCGGTCCTGCTAGCACCTGCCTGACAGGCCTTCCGAAACCACCCATCTCGGCCTTAATGTCGATGGTGTCTTGCCCCCTGACCCTAATGGGTTGGTAGGTAGGCGTGTTTCCGAAAAGCGTCCGCAGACGGGAAAACAAAGGATGTGACGCCTCCCTCGCCAGATTCTCAGATGATCTATTGTAGGTCAAACCAATGATCATGTATTTCTTCACTCTAGTCAGACAGGCATAGAGTGTCCTCAGGTCCTCCGCTTTAAGAGCGGTCTCGTCCAATACCACATAGACGAGGTCCTCGCCTCTCCCTTGGCTTCCAGAGTGGGAAACCACATCTGCGGCAGTCAATGCCGTGGCAGCCCTTACCTGGGCATCAGATGGGTATAGAGTCAGCGCCACGTCGTGTAGCGCATTGCACTCATCAAGTCTCTTATCCCGTAGGAACAGCGACAACTGGGCCCCTGTGGTCGGTATCATTTCAGCCAGGAAAACCTTCGTGTCCGTCGGGGAAAAGGTGGGCATTCGGAAAAAGTTAGCCCACTGGCCGCCGAAACGCCAAGTTCCCTGGATGTAGTAATCCGCCCATTCCGAGAAAAACTCCCCTTCAGACGTGTCACCGTTCAGTAGGCAATCCCCATTCGGGTCATGCCACCTTGCTTGAAAACGGTCACCCAAACGTATGAAGTGGCTCGTAGTTGGGCTCAAATAGGCTTTGAGTTCCATGTAGCCCGGAGGCATTTTGTCTTCATCAGTGATAAACACCTTGCATGGAAACCCTTTTGCCAGTGCCTTTTCATAAGTGCAACAGTACGCGTCAGGCAACCCGCGATTGTTGATTTTCTCCTGAGCCCGGATTTTATCCTTCCAATCCTGATTCAGGACCGCGGTCTGTACGGCAATCTGGTAATTATTGTCCCGTTTAAATTTCGGTTTTACACAGATTTTCTGGACCGCCGAGCTTTTCCTACACCCCGGGTCCCCTTCCACAACTGCGATCTGTCGGACTATGGGATTGTGGCGGCTTAGCTTTGCGATGCCTTCTTCCCAGCCCATTAGTGCCTGCTCATTGATCGCATACTTGTGGATGGTCCCGGTGGCCCCTCGAACCATCTCCCGTACATACTTCTCCGCCCGAGAAGTTCCAGGCACCCACGTCTTCCACTTAATGATGGGCAGTGATGAGAAAGCCTGAACTATCGCATCCCGCCTGCCAGAAGTCTGGGGGTGTGGTCTGATGACTATACCACGTTGCTGCATCTCTCGAGGCGCAATGTGGTCACCATCTTTCACCAAGACCAAGACTTGACTGGAGTCATCCTTGAGCCCATACCGTCGTGTGGCCTTGCCTTGCTCAGACACCCGTATATTTAACTCATAACGGGAGCCTAGCGCGTGAAGAACCTCCTCGGGCAACCCCGCTTCCACATTCCTTTCCCGCCTGACCGGCCACGCACTGGCCAGAGTGGCCATAAGTGAAAGCTTATGGATCCTGGTAAGTTTGTGAACCGCATCGATCAAACAATCGTTGAGTGGATACTCAAGATCATGGGGCATCACCAGCACCGCGTACGGAGCCGGCTGCCAGCGACGGTTACAGGACTTCGGGAAAATCTCATTCCATCGCAGCTCAATGCTGGTCCCCGCTGACCACATCCTGCTCTTGATCAGCCCAGTGGCCTTCACGTCCCTCCAACGGCGTCGCAAGTCCTCCTGGTCCAGCTGGTCTTCACCAGCGCTCGCATCCGCCAGCGTACTAGCCAACGTGGGCTGTCTCACAGTCACCAAAGCCCCGGACATGACGGGTTCCACCCGCTTCTTCGCCGTTGTTACAACGGCAGGCCGAATAGCTGGTTTTATCCTGGGCAGAGGCATGATCGTGTCATCCGACTCAGCCAGGGACACTCGCGAGGATGAGGCCACGGACGATGACCTGCTCGACGGTAAGGACCTCGGCAAAGGAAAACTCGCCGGATCAATCTCGTCGTCACCGACTTCCGGCAGCGGCGTGCGCTTTGCAATCCAGAGAATCTCCCGCGCAGAATCCCCAGGCAGGTAATTGAAAGACAACCTGACTGGTATCTTCGACTTCCTGGCCCGGTTGCAATTAAAGTCCCCAGACTTTAAACACTCTGCCGTCTTAACGACTGGCCACGCCGCCGCGCGCCCCAAAGCTGCCGCACTGACCCTGGCCTTACGAGCTATCTCCTCATGGAAATCGGCCATTTCCGCCCTTGCATTATCCAAAAGGACCTTTGCGCGGTCGGGGTCAAGCATTGAAAGCTGTGCCGCTTCAGCGATCGTGTCCTCAAGGACCACGCGTCGGAAATCCGCCACGGTCATGTCCCTCATGCGCTTGTCGCCGAGAAAAGCCCGCCATTTCGGGTTCTGGGGGGGCAGGACAAACTTGCCAAGGCCCTGATCGGCAACCAGATCCTCCATCTTACTCCAGGTCGTCATCATCGGAGCCTCGTTCTCAAAGACGCAGCTGTACCCGATAAGCGCCCCGGCGCGGCTCTTCACCATGAGCTTGCACGTAGGAACAATCCGGAGCTCATTAGGCTCAGCGACAATCCGGGCATTTCGGGCGTTAAGCTTTCCCCAAATCAACTGATGGAAAAACCTCTTAACGGGACCCGCAAGGAACCGGTGGTTGATGTACCCCGCCAAGGTTGCGTGTAGAGTGGTCGGAAGGAGATCCAACTTGAAACCGGTCAGAACGGCCACCACCACTGCCACCAGAATGTCTTTCTCCACTATGTTCAGGGAGAACTCACCGGAATTCACCTGCTGCCGGATCTTGCCGTACAAATCCCTGTCACGCACCTGCACCGCACGTCCATAATCCACCAGTCTAGTGTAATACTTGACCGGAATGAGACCACACGGGACAGCCTTGTCAAAAACCGCAGGCATGGGCATAAAAGCATCGGCCTTCAGCGCGATGCATTTCAAGGACGAGAGCGGGTACCTGCTGATAATCTGCACGTGGGAATTCAATTTGGACCAGACCACGCCGCAGGACAGCTCGCAGCTCCCATTCCAATTTGAAAGCCTATGCGCCAACAACAGAGGATTGGACCAGGGCTGCCGATAAGCACCACCGGCGTCACCCTCGGGGACATAGACCATATCGTCCCCATCACGTGTCCAGGTGGCGATCAACGGCTCCGGACTCCGGTTACTTTCCAAGGCAGCAAGGGGGTATACGTGCGTCAGAATAACAAAACGCAAGGTCGGATTCTCCGTGAACAATGCCACCATGTTCTCAGGCGTCTGATAATGACCAGAATCCAGGCACACCAACGTCTCCTCCTCGAACTTGGGAATGCAAAACACATTCTTACTTATCGAAGCGGAACTGTACCTGCCCAGGTCCTTAAGTTCCATCATGGGATTACTCAGACGCATCGGATGGTCACAGCGGCTTTCCAGCATGGAGAAATTGGAATCCGACATGGACACGCACAGGGCCTTGGTCCTGACGTACTTCGGAAGAACCTCACACAGCTCCATTCGCCTAAGAGCGGCATGAACCGGATGCGAATGAGGTTCCGGAAAGAAGTCCGACGTCGGAATCGCCAACTCCACGGCCTTGGCCTTCGACGCTCCGGAGAAGTGCCACGGCGCTATGGTCCGGATTCTCTGCATGGCCTCAGCAACATGGGGAAAGGAATCAGTCTCCATGGCCTGGATATTCGCCGGCGACGTATACCGATCGAAAGCGGTGTCAAACGCCGAATGGACTCCAAGATTAAGTTCTATGGTATCCGGCGAATGCGCCATGGCCAAAGCGACAGCATCCATGACGAACTGGGAGAATCGAACGTCATCTCCTGCGTAAAACTCGACACCCAGGCACATCACGTCCCGAAAGCTCTGCACGCAGGTCTTAGTCATCACCTGCACTTGATGGGAATCATCGAACAACTTGGCCCAACAGTAACCAACACCGCTATAATCGTCGTTCGCATAGAGCGAGTGCTGTTCCAAGTGTCCGATCCCGATTTCCCGGTCCGCAACCACGTCCACCACGGTGTCCACCAAGCTCGCAATAGTGGCCTCAGGCACCCCACGCGCGCCAAGCATTGGCCCATACTTGGCGCGGACATCTTCCTTGAACCGCAAGCCGGACTGCGAGTACTTACGCTCGTCAAACCAGGCGCAAAGGAAGTCACAGAACCGCATCAACACCACGAGACCGACAAGAAGGGTGAAGAAAAAGAAAGAGTAGAAAAAGAAATCATCATCGCTCAGGTCGACGCCAACGTCCTCCCCAGCTCGGTTTTGCATTGAAGGAATCATCTTCAATTAGGCTCACGCCAATAGTGATTAACCTATTGGGTCTATCACAAGTGATA